AATCAAACCGTACTTACATTTAAACCTATGGGATATGAAAATATTCATAGGTATAATAATTCTTTAGCTCTTCATGCGAAAGGTAAATGGCTAATGTTCTTTAATGATGATGCGATAATGACTACTTTAAATTGGGATACTAAAATCATGGACCGTAGATCCAATTTTAGAGTGCTTAAAGTAAGAGAACAAACGGGGCACCCTTATGCGATATTTCCAATCTTTCCTAGAGATTGGTTTATGCTTCTAGATCATATTAGTCTACATGGTCAAAATGATGCGTGGATCAGTGAGATAGCTTATAGCTTAGATATAATGAGAGATGTGGATATAGATATAATACACGATAGAGCTGATATTACTGGTAATAATAATGATGAAACTTTTCAGTTAAGAAAGTACAATGAAGGAAATCCCGAGGATCCAAATGATCTTCATAGTGAACGTATGCAAAATTTTAAATTAAGAGATATACAAAAATTAGCATGGTACCTAGAAAAAATAGGTCAAAAATCAGAAGCATGGGAATTAGTGTTAACACAAAAAAGAGATCCCTTTATAAAACTCAAAGAATTGTTTAATATATATAAACAATCAGGTGCGATAGGAGTAGGAAAACAAGATGCAAGAACAGATAGTAAAACAGAAACTAAACGAAGCGATCACTCTTTATCAGAAAACCAAAGATAAGCGTGCTCTTGATGCTATAGAATTTTTTAAAAATTTATTAAATAATAATATTTCTCGAAAAAGTTTAATAGCATATGCTAAATACATGTACCCAGGATACAAAGATCCTGCGCATATACAACTCATTACTAAAAATTTAGAATTATTAGAAGCGGGAGAATTAAAAAGACTTGCTGTCTTTATGCCACCACGACATGGAAAGTCTATGTTATGTAGTGAGTTCTTTCCCGCATGGTATCTTGGAAATAATCCAAACGAATTTATTATACAAGCGACTTATGCTCAAGAGTTAGCTGATGACTTTGGTCGTAAAGTAAGGAACCAAGTTCAATCACCTGATTTTAATAAAGTATTTCCACAAGTAGGATTACGTTCTGATAGTACATCCGCTAAACGTTTTCATACGATGCAAGGTGGAACTTATAGTGCAGTCGGTGCTGGTGGAGCGATTACAGGTAGAGGTGCGCATTTATTAATTATAGATGACCCGATAAAAGGAAGAGAGGATGCTGAGTCAGAAGTTCAACGAAGAAATTTAATAGACTGGTATAAATCTGTAGCTTACACACGATTACAACCGGGTGGTAAAATTATATTAATTCAAACGAGATGGCATCAAGACGATTTAGCAGGTTTCATTTTACAAGACACTCAAGAGAAGTGGAAAATATTGGATCTACCGGCAATTGATAGTAGTGGTAATGCGTTATGGCCAGAAGCATACTCTAAAGAAGATTTAGAAAAAATTAAAAATACAGTAGGTCAACGTGTATGGCAATCTCTTTATCAACAACAACCTTCTAATGAAGAAGGATCTATTATTAAAAGAGATTGGTGGAATATTTACGAGGATAAAAAAGTTCCAGTATTAAGTTATGTAATACAATCTTATGATACGGCGTTTAGTACATCATCTACAGCCGACTTTAGTGCGTGTACTACATGGGGAGTTTTTACAGCAAGAGATCAAGAAAACTTACCTTATGCTGCATGTATATTATTAGACGCATGGAAAGAAAGATTAGAATATCCAGATTTAAGAAAACGTGCACAAGATAGTTATAAAGAATGGATGCCCGATGGAGTGCTGATTGAAAAACGTGCCTCGGGTCAATCTTTAATACAAGATATGAGAAGGTCGGGAGTTCCCGTTATTACATTCTCTCCTGAGCGAGATAAAGTTTCAAGAACGCATGGTGTAGCAAGTATGTTTGAAGGAGGATTAGTCTTTACACTTGATAAAGAATGGACTAAAGACGTAATAGAGGAATCTGCTCAATTTCCTTACGGAAAGCATGATGACGTACACGATACATGTGTACAAGCTCTTATGCGAATACGTGAAGGATTTTTAGTAGTACACCCAGATGACCCTGAAGAAGATTATGACGAAAAAGTTACAAAATACAGAAAACACAAACGTTATTACTCTTAACGTTTTTAATAGAAAGCCATCATCACGAGTATTAGCTCGTCATGAAAATGATAAAGTTATTGATGCTTTACATAGTTCAGCTATAGCTATTACAGATAGAATGGATCTAAAAGGTTATGCTCTCGTAGCATGGGATAAGAAAGGAGTTCCTTGTATATCTTATTATGTAGATCATCCTGAAAATCCTATATCTGATATGATGATTCCTAGCTTTACACAAACTTGTTTTCAGGGTATAGTTTCACAAAGATTATCAAAACCGGAGGATTTAGATGGTGAAGAATAATAAACAATATGGTATAGAAGATGTAAAAGCTTCTAATAAAAGATTTTACGAAAAGTTTCCTGGCGCAAAAGAAGATGCTGCTATGCTTAAAAGAGCTATGCAAGATAATGCTAACGAAATTGTAAAAGAAGTTGATCAAGATAAAATCAATCGAGAAAACTTTGAACAAGGTTTAATGGGAATTAAACCACAAGGTATTATCATTAAGAGAGTAATTTAATTATGCCAACTGAAAAAAACATTAAAATGAATGTTTCAGTTTCAAAAAATATTGATAAAGATATTTTAAAAAAATTAGGAGAAGCAGCAGCTGGTAAAAATTTTTCTGATAGACTTGCTGGTCTAAAAGAAGCTGTTAAAGAAGGATTTGAACACACAAATCCGGCACGAGTAAAAATGTCACCAGATGAATCAATGGAAGATGAAACAAAAGATTTATATCCAGCTTCTGAAAAAGATATTGAAACTTTAAAAGAAAAATTATCTGAAAAAGCTAATGAAAAAGATTAATACTAAAAAATTAGAAAAAGGTTTAATGCCTTCTAAGTCTAAAATGAAAAACAAAAATGGTAAAAAAAACTCCAGTTGTTGACATGATAGATGAAGGTATAGCCCTTCAAGGTGATTACTATTTAACTCCAGAAGAAATGGATTATATAGATAAAGAAAGAGAAAAGAATAAAGGAAAGAAACTTTACTTTGATCCAGATATTGAATATATAGGAAGCATCGAATCATTTGATGATAATGGTTTTAAAAAGAATCAAGATAGATCAAGAGGATAATATGGTTAAAAAAACTACAGAAGAAATTACTAAAAATATTTTAGATATAGATTTTGAAAATATTTCAAAAGAAAAAGAATTTAATGATAAAGGATATATGGAAGATCAAGATTCATCAAGAGAAGATAATGACTATGGTATGGAAGGCGTTGAAGAAGTTGCTGAAGTAGTTCCTATCTCTAAAGATAAAGGTCCTTTAGAAAAAGATGTATATCCTCAAGGACGTAGAGAAAAATTTAAAAATAAAGATAAACCAAATCCATTTAAAAAAGCATGAAAATGACAGCGGGTTCAGGTTCTGGTTTAGGTCGTTTACAAAAATCTATTGATACTGGAAGTATTTTAAAAAAGCCAAAGAAAAAAAAGAATGGCAAAAAAAAGTAATCCATACGGAACTGGTTTATTTTATAAAAGGACTAAAAAGAAAAGACCAGGAAGACATTCTAAAAGTCCTAATAAATCTTTTGATAAAAAAAAATATAACGGACAAGGAAGAGTATGAGACGAGAAAATCCAATTAACACTTCTGTAAAATCTGGAAATTTTAGACCTACTAAATCAGGTGCAGGTATGACACGTAAAGGTGTTATGGCATATAGACGAGCTAATCCTGGTTCTAAATTATCAACAGCTGTTACTGGTAAAGTTAAGCCAGGAAGTAAATCAGCAAATAGAAGAAAATCATATTGTGCACGATCAGCAGGTCAAATGAAAATGTTTCCTAAAGCTGCAAAAGATCCTAATAGTAGATTAAGGCAAGCTAGAAGAAGATGGAGATGTCGATGATAATTAGATTATTAAATAAGTTTAATTCATGGTTATCATATAAATTATGGAGATATGAATTAAAACAAAGAGCTAAAAGATTTAAAGATGAGACCTGTAAATGTGGAAAAAAGTAATTATATATATTACAACTACAGGAGAATAAATATGTTTAACCCATTAGATTATTTAGATTATAGTAAAGTTAAGAGTTTTTGGACTGATTATAATTTAAAAGTTCAAAAGTTCTGGAAAGATGCTTTTGAAGACTACAAAGCTAATTTCCCAAAATAAGATCCTTTTTGATTGTTTAATCACTGGAATAATTAACTTTATTCCAGTGATTTTTTGTTTTATACTACTCTATAGATGTATAGGGTATGAACCCGGAGGTATTAAACAATGAAAAAAATGAAAAATAAAAAGAAGAAATCTTTTCCAGATATGTCAGGTGACGGTAAAGTTACTAAAAAAGACATTTTAATGGCAAGAGGCGTTCTTAAAAAAAAGAAAAAATAAGTGTTAAGTAGATCAAGGTTTGAAAAACAAATGACAAGACCTAGAAAAAGAAAAGTAAAGTCCGATTATCTTGCCGGTTTATCTGGTAAAGAAAGAGCAGCAAGAAAAGCTGCTCTTTTAAAATTAAATAAAAATACTAAAGGTTCAGGTATTTTACCAGGTGATTTAAATAAAAAAGGTAAGTTAAAAGGAAGTAAAAAACAAAGTCCACATAATGAAAGGTTTAGAAAAAAATATGGGTAATGTTGCAAAGGCAATACAAAATAAAGCCAAAAAAACTGGAGTATCAACTTCTAAGATAAGACAAATTTATAATAGAGGTCTTGCTGCTTACAGAACAGGAGGTCATCGTCCAGGTGTATCATCACAAGCATGGGCAATGGCTAGAGTAAATTCTGCATTAACAGGTGGTAAAGCTGCTAAAGTAGATAAAGATATATTAACAGGTAAAAAAAGTAAAAATAGAAATCCTAATGGTACAATTAAAAAAGGAAAAAAATGAAACAAGGATTATACGCAAATATAAATAAAAGAAAAAAAATGGGAAAGAGTAGATCAAAATCAAAATCTACTATATCATCTAAAGCATATGCAAATATGAAAAAAGGATTCCCTAAAAAATAATATGGCACTTGAAGTAGAACTAGATAAACAGAAACTGCAATACACCGATGATGAAGGTAAGAAGATTACTGTCGATGTAAATGAAGATGAAACCGATAAAGCTGAAGAAGAATTTGAATCTGATCATTATGAAAATCTTGCAGAAACTTTAGATAGTTTTAAAATTTCAAGAATAGGAAAACAATTAATCACTGCTTATGAAGACGATAAGTCTTCAAGAAAAGAATGGGAAGACCAATACTCTAAAGGTCTAAAGATGTTAGGTGTAATTGTTGAAGATAGAAACGATCCATTTCCTGGTGCTTCTGGAGTACATCATCCATTACTTGCAGAAGCAGCCACACAATTTCAAGCTAGAGCTATTTCTGAATTATTTCCAGCAGGAGGACCTGTTAAAACTCAAATAATGGGAAAACCCACAGATAAAAAAATAGATCAAGCTGCACGAGTTGAAGATTTTATGAATTATCAACTTACTACACAAATACCAGATTACTTTAATGAATTAGATCAAATGTTATTTTATTTATCATTATCTGGTTCAGCTTTTAAAAAAATATATTTCGATGATACGTTAGATAGAATTTGTGCAAAATTTGTACCAGCTGAAGATTTTGTAATATCATATCAAAATACAGATTTACAAACTTCAGAAAGATATACTCAGGTAATGAAATTATCTGTAAACGAAATTAGAAAATATCAAGTTATAGGATTTTATAGAGATATAGCATTAACTAAAACTCAATCAGATACAAATGTAGATGATCAAATACAACAAACACTTCAAAGATTAGAAGGAATGTCTCCATCATCTGCTGATAGATTACATACAATTTTAGAAATGCATGTAGATTTAGATTTAGGAGAAGATGAAAATGAAATTGCTTTACCTTATATCGTTACAATTGATTATGATATGGAAATCATTTTATCAATTAGACGTAACTGGAAAGAAGATGATCAATTAAAACGTAAAAGAACTTATTTTATTCATTATAAATATTTACCAGGATTAGGATTTTATGGATTTGGTTTAATACAAATGATCGGCGGACTACAGCATGCGAGCACAGGAGCTTTAAGAGCTTTACTTGACTCAGCAGCATTTGCGAATTTAAATGGTGGCTTTAGAGCTAAAGGAGCAAGAATTGAAGGTGGAGATTTAACTATATCACCAGGAGAATGGGTAGAAGTAGAAGCTTATGGAGATGATTTAAGAAAATCATTTATACCACTTCCATTTAAAGAACCTTCTCCTACTTTACTTCAACTTTTAGGAGTAATGACAGAATCAGGTAGACGATTTGCATCAATTGCTGATGCGATGGTAGGTCAATCTGCAGGTTCTGGTCCAGTTGGAACTACAATTGCTCTTATAGAACAAGGTTCTAAAGTATTTTCAGCTATACATAAAAGATTACATCAAGCTCAAGGTAGAGAATTTAAATTAATTTATGAATTAAATGGAGAATACTTAGATGACGAATATCCTTACGAAACGATTGGTGAGAAAAAAACTGTAAGAAGAAAAGATTTTGATCAAGCGATTAATGTAGTACCAGTATCTGATCCTAATATTTCATCTTCTGCTCAAAGAATAGCTTTAGCACAAACTGGACTTCAATTAGCACAACAAGCTCCACAAATTATTGATGTAAAACAAGCTTATAAAAGATTTTTAAAATCATTAAATGTACCTGATATAGAGAATTTACTTATAGATGAAAAAGAAACACCTCGTAGAGATCCAGTTTCTGAGAATATGGCGGTATTAAATGGTAAACCTATACAAGTTTTTGAAGAACAAGATCATCAAGCTCACCTTATGGTGCATCAACAGTTTATAAATGATCCACGATTTGGTGGAACACCTGAAGCTAAACAAGTTTTATATGGTCAAATGTTAGCACATATGGGTCAACATATGGCATTTTTATATCAACAACAAATGCAAGCTCAAGTTGAAGAAGGAACTCCAGTATCAAGTGGTCAATTTAATCAAGAATTTAATGATAAAGAAGCAAAACCACTTCCAATAGAACAAGAAAATAGAATTGCAGTTGCAGCAGCACAAGCAGCACAAGGTTTAATGGGAAGTATGCCACCAAGTCCAGAGCAACAAGAAATGCAAATGGATATGCAAGAGAAAATGGCTAAACTTCAAATTAAAAATGAAGAATTAAATATTCGTAAAGCAAGATTTGAAGAAGGTGTTAAAACTAATGAGAGACAACAAACTAGAAAAGATGCTGAAGTGAAAGCTAAAATAGTAGAAGCTGCTTCTCGAATTGCAAAACGTGATAAATAATATGGGCGTTAAAGCTGAAGAAATAAGACAAGCTAAAAAATTTTTAGAAAATCAAAAATTATCAATTAAAAAAGTTAAGCCAAGACTTTTTGCAATTGTTGCAAAAGAATTAAACTTAAAATTTTCAGAGATAATAGAAAGGTTTGAAAAAGCAGTAAATGGAAAAACTACTTCAAGCAATAAAAAATCAAATTAAAAAACATAAAGAAGAATTAGGTAATAATTTGTTGTCAAAAGGTGTAGATAACATAGAGGAGTTTAAACGTCACTATGGTTATGGTCAAGGTTTAGATAAATCTTTACAAATTATTAGTGAAATAATTGAAAAATACAAAAAAGGAGAAATAGAAGATGATGAGTAATCAACCGTGGGCTACAGAAGATGATGTACCTACACCTACAAAAGTTCCACAACCTGTTGGATATAGAATTTTAATTAGACCTAAAGGTCCTGTATCTAAAACAAAAGGTGGTATTTATTTACCTGATAAAAATCAAGATACACAAGCTTATTTAAACAGTGTAGGTCAAGTAATAGCAATGGGACCTGAATGTTATAGCGATAGAAAATCACCTTGGTGTAAAGTAGGAGATTGGGTTTTGTTTGGTCGTTATGCAGGTGCACGCATATCTGTACAAAATGTCAAAATGGTGATAGTAAATGACGATGAGATCATTGCTTCACTCGAAAGTTCTGAAGTAGTATCTCAACAAATATAAACATACGTTATTGAGTTAAGAATAACGCCAACATAGGAGATAACTATGCCTAACGAAGAAACTAAGAAAGAGATTGAGGTGAAATTAGATGAACCTGTTTCTGAAAAAGAAATAGAAGTTTCTCAAAATCCACTTGAAACTCTTACTGAACAAGTAGAGAAAGAAGAAGTAAAAGAGGAAGTAAAAGAACAACCTCAAGTTACTAAAAATGTCCCGCCGTATTCAGATGATTTACCATATTCTGAAAAAGTTCGTAAGCGAATTCAAAAAGAAGTTGCAAAAAGAGCTGAGGCTGAACAAAGAATAGCTGAATTAGAAGATAGACTATCTTCAATGGAAAGAAAAACTATTGACATTGCTAGTAAGTCATTAACTAATCAATATTCTTCTATTTCTCAAAAACTAAAACAAGCTATTGAAGAAGGTAATACTGAAGAACAAATAAAATTGTACGAAAGTATGGCTGATATTCGTAGCCAAATGAATAAGACACAAGAATATGCTTCTGAATTACCTAAAAAATCTGAAACTAAAAAAACAGTACCACCTTTAGCATCGGATTGGGTAAAAGAAAACAGTCAATGGTTCAATAAACCTGGTTATCGTAAAGAAACAGCTATGGCTTATGGAATTGATGCTGAACTGACAGAAGAAGGTTGGGATGCAAGTGATCCAGAATATTACGATGAGATGAATAAAAGGTTAAAATCTTCTAATTTACCTTATTTTAGCAAATCTGAAGATAGTGCTTCTCAAAATGACAAAAATGTGGTACAAAAAGCTAACAGAGTGCAATCTCCTGTTGCTGGAGTTTCTCGTAAAAAAGGAATCGACAGTAATCGAGTTAAGCTTACTTCTGAAGATTTAGATACTGCTAAAAAATTCGGTATCGACATTAATGATGAAGCGGCACTAAAACGTTTTGCTAAAGAAGTAAAAAGCTTTAGTGATACAGGACAACTATAGGAGCCTGATATGAAGAATAATAAAATAAAAAATGAAACTAGAGTTGAGAAATCAACTGTAGCTTCAAAGTGGCGCCCAACTAACTTATTGGAGGCACCTGAACCGAGACCTGGTTTCAAACAGAGATGGATTGCAACGATGGTTTTAGGACAGGAAACACCAACAAATGTGGCTAAACGTATGCGTGAAGGTTGGCAACCTAGAGACCTTAAAACAGTTTCTGATGCTAATAAATATGCTACGATTGAACATGGCAAATTTGCTGGTTATATAGGTATGGAAGGAATGGTACTCTGTGAAATGCCAGAAGAAATGGTAAACCAACGTAATGAATATTACGCACAAATGACTGAAAATCTAATGAGATCAGTCGAGATGGACATTCACAAAGTAGAACGACCTGGAAATCCTATAAGCCGTTCTTACAAGACCGAAGTTACGAGGGGCGGTTTTAAAGAGTAATAATTTATAACAAGGAGTTATAAAATGGCTAATACTAATGCTCCTAATGGGTTTGTACCTCTTAGGCATTTAACTGGCGGTGTTATAAGACCTCAGGCCTATCCTATAGCTAATGGATTTGCGACTTCACTATTTTCTGGTGATTTAGTAACATTACTATCTGATGGAACTGTAGGAATTGCAACGAATGCTATAAACGCACTAGGTGTGTTTTATGGTGTTCAATACATCGATCAGACAAGTGGAGATGTAAAATTCTCCAAAATTTGGCCGGCAAGTACAACAGTCAAAACTAATACAGCTGCGACTGCTTTTGTATATGACGATCCAAATATAACATATGAAGTCCAGGGTGATGGAACTTTTGCAAATGCTAACGTAGGTGAGCTTTGTAATGTAACTTTTACTGCTGGTGAAACAACTTTTGGTGGATCACAACAAGAAGCTAATCTTGCTTCTTTAGCAACAACTGCTAAAGTTTTAAGAATACTACGACTTGTGGATGAACCAAGTAACGCTGTGGGTGCGGATGCTAAATTAGAAGTGGTTATTAATAACCATCTATATGGTACTCGTGCTAGCGGTATTTAAGGAGATTAACACATGGCACTAAATAGGGCGCTGTTTACCAAGCAGCTTAATCTTGGTTTAAATACCGTGTTTGCTATGGAGTATGATAGATACCCAGAACAATGGAGAGATATTTACTCTATTGAGCAATCACAGAAAGCTTTTGAAGAAGATGTACAAATGATCGGCTTCGGAGCTGCACCAACTAAAGCTGAAGGTGCTGCAATATCTTACGATAGTGGAAAAGAGGGTTACACTGCGAGATACGTACATGAAACTATAGCTTTAGCATTCTCAATAACTGAGGAAGCTGAAGAAGATGGTTTATACGGATCTTTAGGTGCTAAGTATGCTCGTGCACTAGCAAGATCAATGCAACATACTAAAGAAATCAAAGGTGCAAATATCCTTAACAATGCAACTACTACTTCAGTAGGTGGAGACGGACAAGCTTTATTGTCAGCTTCTCACCCACTAGGCGGTGGTGGAACTTCTTCTAACATTTTATCAACACCAGCTGATTTATCAGAAACTTCTCTTGAAAGTTTATTGATTCAAATCTCGACTGCGGTTGATGATAGAAGTATTCCAATAGCATTGACTGGACAAAAACTAATCGTTCCACCTCAATTGGTGTTCGTTGCTGAGCGTATTCTTAAATCTAATTTAAGACCTGCGACTGCTGATAATGACATCAATGCAATGAAACAAATGGGTATGATTCCGGGCGGAGTTGCTGTTAACCAGCGATTAACTGATCCTGATGCATATTTCATTATGACTGATTGCCCAGATGGAATGAAACACTTTGTAAGATCACCAATCAAAAAAGCTGTTGAAGGCGATTTTGAAACTGGTAATTTAAGATACAAAGTTAGAGAAAGATATTCTTTCGGTTTTACAGACTGGAGAGCTATCTACGGTTCAGAAGGAGCTGCTTAATAACTAATCTGTACTAGGCGTAGTAATACGCCTAGTATTTAACTCAAACGACTGCGAAAGCAGACTATACTGGAGGTATAGACATATGGGTACAACTACATTTTCGGGACCGATTAAAGCGGGAACGATTAAGGACACTACAGGCACAACAGTTGGCGAAAATATACAAAACACAGGTTTTGTATTAATGAGTCAAAGTAAAGTTGTTGCTCTTACGGGAGCGACTGCTAACACTACAGTTGCGGTAATACCTGCTAACTCACAAGTAGTAGAAGTATTTGCTGATGTTACAGTAGTATCTAACGATACTGGTGCTGCAAACGTTTCTGTTGGTAATGCTTCAAATGCTACAGCTTATATTGCTGTATCAAATGCAAAAGTTACTGGAAGACTAACAGCTGTAAATGCTGCTATTATTTCTTCAGCATTTTTAGATGTTGGAACTTCAGATTCAAAACTTACTGCTGTGTTTCAAGCTGGAACTGGTGATGGTACAACTGGTTCTGCCGTTGTTACTGTTTACTATTTACAAGATAAAAACTTAGCATAATTAATTAGAGGGCCTTCGGGCCCTCATTAAAAAATTATGGAATTTAATTTTGATTTTAATTCTTTAAGAGAAGTAGGAGATGCTTTAAAAAATTTTGGAAAATCTACTGATGAAAAAATAGAAGATTATAAGAAAGTAAAAGAAGAATATGAAAAAGGAAGAACTGAAGAACAAGTAATTCTTGCAGAAAGAGAAGATGCTGGAGCTAAATCTAGTGAATTAATTACTGGTGAAGAAGCTATTAAACAACAATCTAAAAAAGATGAAGATATTTTAGATAAAAAATTAGATGATATTAATAAAGTAATAGAGAAATTTAGTGATAGTGGAGGAGTTAAAAAACTAGGTGGAAGTGGTGGTTTTGATAGTTCTGTTGATATTAATCCTAAACCTTATAATTTTAACGAAGTATTAGCTAAAGATTATTTATCTGGAGTTATTCAAAAACCTAGTAGCACAACAAGCAGAGTTAGTCTATTATTAGAAGATTTAGCAAAATTAAAATTAATATAAGGAGATAAAATGTCAGGTTCAGATGTAAAAGCAAATAGCACAACAAGTACAGGATCAAATGTTATTTTATTTGGTGGACCTACTAGATTAAAAGCCTTTATTGCAACTCCAACCGCTAATGCTGGAACAGTTACATTTGCAGATAATAATGTAACTATATTTAGTATTACAACAGCAGCGAGTGTTGCATCGGGTCCTATATCTATTAGTTTACCAGATGAAGGTATAAAATTTGAAACTAAACTACAAGCTAATTTAGCTAACGTTGCAGCATTAACTGTATTTTTTGCATAGGTCTTTATGGCACTATCAGGTACAGCAACATTTAATTTAAATGTAACTGAAGTAATTCAGGAAGCATATGATCGTATTGGAGGTGATCCAATATTAGGATATGATGTACGTACCGCAAGAAGAAGTTTAAATATAATGTTTAGTGATTGGGCCAATCGTGGTTACAATCAATGGACTGTAGAATTAGAAACTTTATCATTAGTACAAGGAACGAATCAATATACACTTCCATCTGATACTGTTGATATTGTTGAAGCAAGTATTCGTAGAAGTGAAGGAGGTGTTGATCAAGATTATTTTATGACACGTTTAGCTCTAGGAGATTACGAAGCAATTGGAGTTAAATCAACTCAATCATTATCTACTCAATATTTTTTACAAAGATTAGCTACACCTGTTTTATTTTTATATCCAACACCTATTAACTCAACTGATGTAATGAGATATTGGAGAATACGAAGAATAGAAGATGTAACTGCAAGTACTGTTGCTGGAGTAGATCAAAATGTAGATGTACCTTCTCGTTGGATAGAAGCAATGTGTTCTGGACTAGCTTATTTTTTAAGTAAAAAAAGACCTTCAATTGATGGAGGCACACGAGCTGAATTAAAATTAGATTATGAAGAAGCATTTTCAAGAGCACAAGCTGCTGACTCTACACCTACAACACGAATAGTTCCAGGATATGGGAGAGCTTATTAATGAAAGCAAACTCAAATAGAGAACGAGGAAAAAAACCACATAGAGCACCTTATACTAAATTTTCAAGTGGTAGATATGGAAAAACTATATCAGATAGAAGTGGATTAGAATTTCCTCATAATGAAATGTTATTTGAATGGAATGGTCTATTTGTACATGATTCTGAATACGAACCAAAACATCCACAACTTGATTTAACTTATTTTACTGATGCTGAAACTTTAGAAAATGCACGTTTAAATGTCCCAAATTCACTCATAGGTGGTGTTCCAGATCAGATTCAGACTATATACCCTAATACATCAGGAGCTGTATTAGCTGTTGGAGTTGCACAAGCTACAACAAATTTGTTAACAACATCTCTAGGAAGTGTTATTGTTAACACTCCATGAGCGATGAATTAAATAAAAAAAAATATGGAGTTGTAATAGCAACTCCTTGTTACGGCGGAATGTTAAATGAAGGTTATCTTCATGGAATTCTTCAAACTCAATTAGTAGCTGTTAAAAATAACTTTCACATGGTTCTTAACACTATGGGAAATGAAAGTTTAGTTACACGAGCTAGAAATACTTTAGTTGCACAATTTTTAGACTTATGTGAAAAAGATGATAAATTTACACATTTATTATTTATAGATGCTGATATAGGTTTTAATGGTTCTAATATATGGAGACTACTAGATTCAGGCCACGATATAGCTTGTGGTATTTATGCTAGAAAATCTGTAGACTGGAATCATGTTACAGAACTTGCTAAAAAAGGAGATTTTGAAAATTTAGAACAAAAAGCTTTAGGATATAATTTAAATTTTACAGATCCTAAAAATATACAAATGAAAAATGGATTTGTTGAAGTATTAGATGCTGCAACTGGTTTTATGTGCATTAAAAAAGAAGTTTTTACTAAAATGATCAAAGCTTATCCTAATCTTAAATATACAAGTGATCAAATCATTAATTGTGATAGATTTACTTCTAAAAATACATATGCATTTTTTGACTGTATTATTGATGAAAAAAGTAATAGATACTTAAGTGAAGACTATGCTTTCTGTAGAATGTGGCAAAAGATTGGCGGTAAAATACATGCTGATTTATTAAGTCCTCTTACTCATTGGGGAACTTACGCATTTAAAGGATATGTATGGTCTAAATTCGGTGTAATGCCAGGAGAAGAAAAAAATGCCAATGACATACTCAAGCCTAAAGAGTGATATACAACTCTGGGCTGAAAATAATGGAACTGATTTTATAGCTCAATTAGATACATTTATAAATAATACAGAATTTAGATTATCAAGAGATATTGATCCAGTAGGATTTAATTTAAATGTTACTTCATCAGTTTTTTCAGGAGATAGATTTGTAACTTTACCATCTGCAATAGAACCTATGCTTATTAATTATGCAAGTATTATAGTAAGTGGAAATGTTACTTTTTTAGAAATTAAACCTTTAGAATTTGTACAAGAATATTGGCCTAATACAAGTATTACTGGTCAACCTAAATTTTTTGCTAATTTTGATGATAATACATTATATTTAGCTCCTACACCTAATCAAGCTTATACTATGCAATTAGGATATCAAGGTAGAATTAATCCATTATCTAATACGAATACTACTAATTACTATACTACTAATACTCCAGATGCTCTTTTATATGGTAGTTTATCTGAAGCAAATATCTTTACAAAGAACATGGAAGACTATAATATCTACAACAAAAAATATGTTGAGAGTGTGACTGCCATTAATAATGAAGCTCGTAGAAGAAGAAGAACGGACTTTAAATTTCCTGGTAGCCCACTTGGTGAAAACACTTTAACTGGAGGACAATAAAAATGCCGATTACACAAGCTATCACGGTTACATTTAAGGAAGACTTAATGAAGCCAGGATCTAATTTAGCATCAGCTACACTAAAGTGTGCTTTATATTCTAACCTTGCTACTTTAGATCAAAATACTACTGCATACACTACAAGTAATGAAATTTCAAATTCTGGAACTAATTACACAACTGGTGGAGCTACATTAACTAACGTTGCAATTACTACATCAGGAACTACAGCAGTATTTGATGCTGATAATGTTACATTTGCTAATGCAACTATTTCTGCACAAGCTGCTTTAATTTATAATAATAGTTTAAGCAATGCTGCAATTGCAGTTTTAGATTTTGGTGGTGTTAAAACATCTACAAACGGAACATTCGAGCTACAGTTTCCAAACGCTGATGCTACTAACGGATTAATTCGTATAGCATAGAGAGGTAAACTCCTATGCCAACAGCACAAATCGGTTGGGGTAGAGATGGATGGAATGTAGGAGCATGGAATACAGATCCAGATGCTCTTGCTATTTTAACTGGTCAAGAATTAGAAACTCAAATAGATTTTGGTGGTTATTGGAACGCTGATGAATGGTCAAGTGGTGCCTGGAACATAGGTCATGGTGCAGTTCTTACAGGTGATGGAAATGTTTTTGCAATTTCAACTTTAACTCAACTTACAGCAAGTGTAGGTGATGTAATTACAATTGCTAATGCTGATATTTCTATTAGTGGTCAATTAGCAAATATATCTTTAAGTAATATAATTGTACTTAATGAAGCTATAATAAATATCACAGGAGAAGCTTTAACTGCTAATTTAGGTTCTATATCAATAGCAGCTGGTGGATCTATTACAATTCAAACTGGTGCTGAAATAGCTTTAGATGTATCTGTAGGAGATGTTGCAACAGGAACTGCTAATAGTGTTGATATAATAGGATTTGAATTAAACACAAATTTAGGAAATATTACTTTAGTATTAAATAATATTATTCCTATTACTGGATCTCAAGCTAATGTATCAGCTAATACGGTAGCTATAATAGCTGATCAAGTTCTTTCTTTAACTGGTAATGGAATAACTACTTTCTTAGGAAATGTAATAGCTAATTCTAATAACTTTTTAACTATAACTGGTCAAACTATCACTCCAACCGTTGCTACACTTAAATTCTGGGATAATATAGATACTAGCACTAATACAGAAACATGGACTAATATTCACTAGACAATAACATACAAATGATTATTATTTACAAATATAAAATTTAAGAGTATATATACATATGCCATCAACGTTTACATCGAGATTAAAAATAGAGAGACAAGCTTCTGGTGAAAACTCAGGAAATTGGGGTAATTTAACTAATTTTGTTTTTAACAGACTTGATTCTTCAATTAGAGGTTATCAAGCAGTATCAGTTGCAGGTTCTGCTAACGTTACATTAACATCAAATAACTCTACAAGTAACACTGATGATTCAACTACAGATGATCAAGTACATAATGCTGTACTTGAATTTACAGGTGCATTAACTGGAAATATTCAAGTATTTACAGATGCTGTAGAAAGTCAATATACATTATTTAATAATACATCAGGTTCTTTTACACTTACATTTAGTAATACAGGTCACGCTGCAAATGGTGTCGCTATTACTCAAGGAAGTAAATCTTTAGTATATTCAGATGGATCTCGAATGTACGATGTTATGGCAGATTTAGGTAGAATTAATGTTGCTGGAATAGCAAATAATGCATCATCAACATACTTTACTTTACCTTCATCTGATGGTACTAATGGACAAGCTTTGTTAACAAATGGTAGTGGACAATTATCATTTGGAGCAGCTGGAATTACAACAGGAAAAGCTATTGCTATGGCAATAGTTTTTGGATAATAGGAGAAAATAAAAATGGCAAACCCGAATATAGTAAATGTTACTTCGATTTTAGGAAAAACGGATACATTTGCACTTACTACAACAAGTGCTAACTTAGTTACAGCAACAGCAAATACAGTTTTTAAAATAAATTCAATTCTAATTACAAACATAGATGGAACAAATGCAGCAGATGTAGCTGTTAGTTATTATGATGGTACTAACACGAGAGCTATCGCAAGCACTATATCAGTTCCTGCGGATGCTGCATTAAATCTTATAGATAAAAATTCTTCTTTTTATTTAGAAGAAAACGAAGTTATCTCAGGAAAAGCTAGTGCAAATTCTGACCTAAACTGTCTTATCAGTTACGAGATCATAAGTTAACCCGGGAGTTCAGGCTATGTCTAATGGCGGAATTATCGGTCCAGTAAACGATCCCACAACAGCTACAGTTGTAACACCTTTTATAGCATCGGGAACTTTTAATCCATCTAATCAAGCACCAACAACTGCAACTATATTAGTTATAGCAGGTGGCGGTGGAGGTGGAGCTATTGGTGCTGGAGGTGGAGGTGCAGGCGGACTTATAAATACAACTTGTTTTACTTTTACTGGCTCTCCAATTACAGTTACTGTTGGTGGAGGAGGTGCATCAGTTTCAGGACCAGCAGCACCTGTTGCAGGTGGAAACGGAACTGCTAGTTCTTTTGGACCCACTATATCAACTACTGGTGGAGGAGGAGGCGGAGGAGCTTCTGGACCAGGTACAACGGCAGGACCAGGATCACCAGGAGGATCTGGTGGTGGAGGATCTTTAAGAGTTCCAGGTGGACCAGGCGGAACAGGTGGAACAGGAACACCTTCACAAGGAAATTCTGGTGGAGCAGGTATAGCATTTTCAGCAGGAGGAGGTGGAGGATCAGGAGCGGCTGGTCAAGCTGGTCAAAATTGTAGCACTGGTGGAGCAGGTGGAGCAGGAACAAATTTATCACCAACATATGGAACAACTTATGGAGTAAGTGGAGTTTTTGCAGGTGGAGGTGGAGGAGGTTCAGATGGATTAGCTGGTAATGGAGTAGGTGGATCAGGTGGAGGAGGACCTAGTGGAGGTAGTCCAGCTACAGCTGGTACAGTAGGTACAGTTAACACTGGATCAGGTGGCGGAGGAGCTTCTGGTGGACCAGGTGGACCTATTGGACAAACTTCAGGAGCTGGAGGATCAGGAATAGTTTTGGTTAGACAAACAGGAGTAAAAGTCGTATCAGGAGTCTGGTCATTAAGTGAACAATACAATTACAAGAAACAAGGAAAGTGGACGCCAAGTGCTCCATTCGATGTAGATTATTTAGTAGTGGCAGGAGGAGCATCAGGTGGTGGATATTTTGGAGGTGGAGGAGCAGGTGGATATAGAACATCTTTTCCTGGCGGAACAAAATTATCATTAGCAGTTGGAACATCTTTTCCAATAACAGTTGGTGGTGGTGGAGCAGCTCTTACCCCAGCAAGTCCAAATTCAACTAGAGGAAATCCAGGAACAGATTCAATTTTTTCAACAATTACAAGTGCAGGAGGTGGAGGAGGTGGAGCACAAAATCCTCCTCCAGCTGCAACAGGTTTAGCAGGAGGATCAGGCGGAGGTGGTGGAGGTGGATGTAATGCATCAGGAGGATCAGGTAATACTCCTCCAGTTAGTCCTCCTCAAGGAAATCCAGGTGGAAATGCAGTTGTTAGTGGATCTAATTCAGGCGGAGGTGGAGGTGGAGCTTCTGCCACAGGACAACCTGGTCAACCAGCACCAGCACCAGCACCAGTTGCTGGAGCAGGAGGTGCAGGTTCTCCAAATAGTATTTCTGGTTGTGCAGTTACTTACGCAGGCGGAGGAGGTGGAGGAACTGAAACAGGAACTCCAGGAGCAGGAGGATCAGGAGGAGGTGGAGCAGGAGGTAGATCGGGTCCAGGTCTTTCAGGAATAGCAGGAACAGTTAATTCTGGAAGTGGTGGTGGTGGAGGAAGTACAGGTCCAAACCCAGCTTCTAGCGGAGGAGGTGGATCAGGAATCGTTATTATTAGAGCACCAGGAGCTGCAGGATTAACAGCAGCACCAGGAACTAATACAGTAACTACGTTACCCGCTCCGGCAGGTGGTTGTAAAGTAGCGACATTTACAGTATCTGGAACATTAACAACATAAAATTATGCACTTTCTTTTTATGAAAATTTATATTATAATAACAAATAGGAGTTAAAAAATATGGCACATTTTGCAGAAGT